GGCAGAAAGACTAGCGACCCCACCGACACTGGTATGGACACCACTATGCGCAATGTGGGTATGGTGTTTGACATGTTTATGCCTCCTGCCGCTAGTAATAGAAACATAGACAAAACTATGAAATGGCTAGACGGCACTAAAGACTTCACAGGGGAGCCGATGGACGGTATGTTTGCTGCTAGGGCGTTTGGCTTTAAGTTCTACAACCCCACCACAGACAAAGAGCGTCAGATTAAGAGTAGCAGTGCCAAATTTATTAAGCGGGACTATGGTATGGCTATCTCTAGGGCTAGAAAAGCGGAGTATAGGAAAGGCACACCAGACTTTGCTGGCCTACGTGAAGAATTAGCCGACCTCAGAAAAAGACGGCGGGAGGAACTGGACGAGCTTTTCGGCAGAGAAAGAGAAGATGATTAAGCATTTCTAGTTTTCTTCATACGAGCAGTTTTAGTGCGAGCAAAAGAGCGGTTGGTGCCTTTAGCGACTACTCTTAGGTTCTTTGGGTTGCACTTAGCCCCACCCATAGCCATTGGGATTTTATGGTCTACGTCCATATTATCCCCTTTCCTTGCTTTCCCAGCCTTAACCATAATGGCGCGAGTGCAGTTGCGGGCAGCGCGGTTCTTCTTTTGCTTAGCCGTACCGTGGTAGTTATCATATTCTTTACGGTAGTTACGCTTCTTCGACGGCATTTGTTGGCCCTCCTAGTATAGCCTCAAGTATTTTACTGTGCTTTATAGCCTCAGTGCCAGCCAGCCCATCTATGTATCTCTGGTGCGTGAGGTCTACCACTATACAGTAGGCTTGTCCGGGGTTTCTTCCGGGGCACCCTTTATACATGGTCACACGTTCGCGCGGGTTAAGTAAAGCGCCCATTTCTGACAGCTCATTAGTCACCCTAGACAAGCCGTCCTTCTGCCTACCTAGCCACGCTTTTAAGGCTTTTTGGTTTATAGCTATGTAGCTGCCTTTGCATATCTTGTCACCATCTTGGACTACTTTTATACGGACATTGGCTATTTCAGTCTGTCGCCCTTGGACAAGATTCTCTTTAGAAGCGCTGCCCATATCAGCAGTAAACACTAGAGTCTTGTCATTCTGCTCAGATAAGAACTGCCCTATTATATCTAGCGCGTCACTACGCTGGGAATCGGCTTGGGCATGGGTGTCCTTTAGGTGGGCGATTAGGTCTAGTACCGCCTGATCTTCGTCAAAGCTGATAAGCCCCAAGTGCTTGGCTACCTTGCACATCATCCAGCCAGAAATAATCATAGGCTCAGCGTACTTATCTACTTCTTTAAACACCCTGCCAAACTTCTGGTGAAACTTGTCGCGGTTGCCGTGCCACAACTTGGCATCACCGCCGCTTTTAATCACAGCGTCAACTAGTTCTGGATAAGCCCAGCCATAGTTAGCTGAAATATCGTCAAAGAACCTATCGGACGGGCTGATACCATCCTCACCTTTCTGTACCAGCCGCCTGTCGTCATGCACTATCTCTAAGCAACGTGCCCGTAGCGCGCTGTCATTAGACTGTACGATGTCGAATTGCTGCGTTAGGGATACGTTAGTAGTTACGAATGTCGGCCCTGTCCAGCGCACAGGGTCGCGTAGATCACGGGTCTGGGTCATAGAGTTCTTCTCTACGCCAGAGCTAAAATCATACGTCATATCCACAGCTTTCTGTGGCTCAATAGTTGTAAGCTCATCTATGGTACAAGGCAACTGGTTAAGTATCCCTCGTATCTTATACATGGCGTTCGCGGTATCTCGGTGCTGCATAAGGAGTTCTTTGGGATGGCCGAACATGCTGTTGATCGCATACAACGCAAGCGTCTTACCTGTTGTCGTCTTGTGGGAGTATATAGACACCAGCCCAGTGCTGTTACCAGCCGCACGGCTCAGCACACTGCCCATAGACAGCAGCATAACCATGCGGAGCATCTTAGCGTCCTCTCTGTTGAGGATTTTCATAGCCTCGACCCAGCCTTCCCGCGACCCCTTGCGTCCAATAATACTGTCGAATCGTTTGGCACCGCCGCTCAGCCTTCGAGGAATGCCACCAGACGGGCCACCTATAACTAGTTTGCCACATAAGAAGGAATTGTCATCCTGCCAACCAAAATACTGGTAATCAACGCCGGACTGGTTCGCTGCTTGCACTTTTGATAAGTAGTCCATCAAGAAGTCCTTTATGTTATTCATCTGCGCTGGGCTTCGCCCATCAAATATCTGCCTGTGAAGCAGGAATCCCTGCATTTTTGCGAGGGTTAGCACATCTGCATCGTGATCTTCTTCCTGCCAACCGTCTTTGGGGTACTTAATCGCTAGAGTAAACTGTGATTTCCCATCAAAGTGGTTCTTAAACGTATTAGTAATGTGCATCTGGTAATTAGTTATCAGCTTCCAAGACTTACTCTCCAGCATAGTGCCGTCGTCAGCCTCGACTTGCTCAACAATTTCTTTATATATCTTGTTGTCCTTAACTACATAGCTGTCAGGTAGCTCAATCTCTAATGCTTCGCCCTCCTCGTTCTCGACAGTAACAGAAGTCTGCGCGCTAAGCTGGGCGGGGCTTGTGATGTTGCCCTTGTAAGGACATTGCTCACAGCCAGCAGCACAGTGCTGCTCAAAAGACTTACATGTGGGTGGGCCAGTACCAGAGTAGCCCTCCATCTTCTCGACACTCGCCGCCATATCAAAGTCAGGGTGGTCGCCCGCCATAGCTATGATAGACGCTTCTGGGTCTACAGTGAAACTAGCGAAACCCATAGTGGCGCGCCACAGCGGTTCTTCTATTTGTTGCCCCGCTGCGTCAGTAAAGCCACCGCTTGCTATAATAGAACTTATCTGGTGGCAACTCGCGGCGACTAATGATAGTTCCACATCATTGTTAGAGCCAAGTATGGCGTCAGCTACAGACGACAACTTACCCACTGCTTTCTTCTTAGGGGCTAGGTCTATCCATGGATTTAAGATACCTGTTAGAAACGCCACATCAAAATCATCAGCGGGGTCGTACATTACCTTAACGTCTAGCCAAGGTGTCTGCTTCTTGTGGTGTGTACCTACAGGGCGAAGCACCATAGAGGGGTCTTTGATCTTACTTGTGTCGAACGTAAGGTCATTAGCCAGCAGTGCCGCGCACAGTGCATCAGATAGCATAGTCCACGTTTCAACACCGATTTCTTCTTCTAGGGGCCAGTAAGCATGTAGCCCTTTACCTGACGATACTACTAAAGGCATAGGCATTTTGATCGCGCTAAGTGCTGCGCTTAGGGCTATCCACCCTTCTTTCTGTGTGTCGTGTTTTCCATCCCCTATGTCTAGGTCTAAACATAGCGTCCTAAATTTGGTAGCGTATTCCTGCTTTCTTTTCCACTTAGTCTTACCGTCTTTCTCGAAACTATGCCCTGCAAATGAACCTATGGAGAAGTAAACTGTTGTGTTAGGTTCTGCATCCCACTTACTTATCGCTGCTACCGCCTTGTCTATATCGCTGTAGCTGAATGAGCCTCTGTTCCAGAATATACCTCTGGGCGTTTGGCCTGATGGGTCTGGCCTGTGTGTACTAATAACTAAGTGATCGGTCTTGGCATGTACTCGGTCTAAAAATTCTCTGGTGTCCACGTTTTACCTCGCTTTATTATGCCCCCCACAAGTGTGTGGGGGGATATTATACCTAGGGTAGACGCCCTATGAGTCAAACAACGCTGCTATGTTAGCCGCCAAGTCGTCAGAGGCTTTTACAGGTTCAACCTGCGGCTTCTTCTTCTTAGGTGGCTTGGCTGGAGCGGCGGCTAATTCTTCCTCCTCCTCATAAGCGTCATCAACTGGTACTTTTTGCTCAATTGCTGGAGCCGCCGAGGTAGGAGCAGCTAGAGTAGCACTAGGTTGCATCTGACGGGTAGCAACTTTCACAGAATCGTGGTGAGAAATCTCATCCACCAGTTCAATAACCCGCTCAGGCACATAACCTTTATGCTTAAACACTATCTTAGGATAGCTAGCTTCCTCATCAAAGCCTAACTCAGTCACTACTTCTTCAGGAGACAGGCCATAAGTGCCCAGCTCTTTGAAGTACTCGCGTAGTGACTTCATGCCAGAGACAGGTACTGTAAGTCCATACACCTTACTGGGGTCTGCGGCAGCCACAACAGCCATGTGCCGCTGGTCAGCACACATCTTAGACTTGGCACCAGAAGGCAATATTTTGGAACCTAGCGCATTGTGTGGGCAAGCTGCGCACGCCTTAGCTACTGGTGATTCCACACTATCGTCAGGCTTTAGGCCATCACTTGATGCACAAGCTGGGGCTGCGTTCTCCCCCTGTACATACTGCCCTGCGTAGAAAATCTTGGACACGCGGGGATTAGCGCCGACGATAACTACATCTAGCACTGGGCCTATAACGGTCTCTACTCCGCCCTCAGTCAGACGATAACGGCTAGAGCGGGTACTAATTCGTGGGAAGCCACCTCCCTCACCCCCTACAATTGCGTCTGCTACGGCAGATTTCTTACCCGACTCTTGACGAGTGCGGATGCGGTCAGCGATATGCGCTGGTACGTTCTTAGTAAGTGCATTTGACATAATTTAGCTCTCTCTCTGGTTGCGACGAAAATTAAAGACACGAATGGTACTGTAGTTCAATCCCGGTGGTACTTCGTTGTGGGATTCTAGGTAGCTGCGAACAGCCGTTTTAGACGCACGCGACTCAACTAAGTCCCAAGCGTCATGCTCTTTACAGAAAGTAAAGAAGTCCTCGCGGGAAGCAACAGTCGCAGACTGGTGCGTTGCCCAATAAGCTGTCCCGAACGGAGTCTTGATTGATTCAAGTCCATCCTCTTGTGCGCGGGCCGTAAACCAGTTTTCAAGAGCAACTAATTTCTCCTTTAGGCCAGCCTTGGCAGCTTTGTATTCTCGATCAAGAGAGTCTATTTCACCGCGTACTAGCGTGTAGCGTTCCGCTGCTTGTTCATAGTTCATAAGTAAGTCCTTAATCCCATGGGATTAGTAGTTAGTAAATCAGTAATCGTCGTCGGAATTTACGCCGTTGACTAGGTCAAGAAACGCAGCTAAGACATTCTGCTTTTGTCGTAATCGACGGTACAGCTCGGCCTCAAACTTCGTCGCCAGTATGTGCCATACAGTAGTCTTGCCTTCCGTGCTAATTCTACGTATGCGCGCATTTGCTTGCTCATATTGCTCTAATGAGTAAATCGGTGCGTACCAGATAATATCTTTCGCGGCAGTGAGCGTAAGTCCGTGCGCTGCTACCTTGGGATGCGCCAACAATATAGTGGGCTTATCCGTATGCTGAAAGTCATTAAATATCTGGTCGCGTTCTTTGCCTTTAACGTCCCCGTTAACCAGAGCGAGGTCGTATCCATCTTTAATAAGTGAATCACGGAGCCAGTACTGTACTCCTTTCAACGGCACAAATATAATAACTTTGCCGCCAATCTCGTCAATCAATTCAGTGAGTAGATTATACCTGAACTTAGCATCTAAGCAAATAGAATCAGTTTCTGTATACACCACGCCACAGCAAATCTGTAGTAGCTTGGATAGCATAACCGCTGTGTTGGCTGCGGTCACTTGCCCACCTGCAAAGGTAGTTACAGCCTTAGTCTGCATTTCTTTAAACGCTAACTTTTGTTCGGCGGTCAACTCACATTTCCGATTAACAAAATTAGTATCAGGTAAATCCTTACACTCATCTAGTGAGTATCTTATAGACGGTTGTAATACCTCTTTGCATGTCTCCAATGCTGTTGGCCTAGGCAGCCAGCGAAACTGAGATACCTTCTGCATCACGGTCTCTTTAAACGCTGTATAGCTCTTGGATACATTCTTAGACTCTACTAGTCTAGCTAAAGCCCAAGCATCTGCTGGGGTCTGCGATATTGGAGTACCTGTAAGCAGCCACACCCAAGGCTGGTGCTTCTTAGCCCAGTTAAAAAATGTCTTAAACCTCCGCGACCTAGGTGATTTAAGTGCGGTGGCCTCGTCATAAATAACTACATCAAAGTCATCTAGTTCTACGCTAAGATTAGTGAACCCATCATGGTTAATGATTACGTACTGCACCCCGGGGGTGTTCAATAACCTCAGTCGTTTCTCCCTAGCACCTGTACATATAACAAACGTCCTGTGCGGCATGTGCTGCTTAATCTCCCTACCCCATACCTCTTTAAGTGTGGACAGGGGCGCGATAATCAACACCTTCTTAGCCTCTTTAGAAGTTAGCAGGAAATCAGCGGCCCATAGCGCGCTTATAGTCTTACCTGTCCCCGGAGCGTTCAAACATAGCGCCCGCTTGTTTACAGAAAGAAACTCAGCAGTACCAAGCTGATGTTGCATCGGCTTAAATCTAGCAGGGAAATCATAGTAATAGTGTATGGGGGCGGGTATGGATATGCCCATGTTCCTTAGAACCATAAACTCCTGCACGCCATGCGGCACTACTACTAAGTCCTTGCCGTCTTTAGTGATTCGCTTGGAATGGGGTATCACTTCAGCGATCACGTCGTTAGCAGACGTATCAAGTACTACTTTCTTCTGTTCTTTAATTACGAGCATAACGCCGCAAAGGCTCTAACCTCTACCTCCCAGTGTGCCAATGTGGAGTCCCTAACAATCCAACAAGTTGCGCCACTCTGTACGATGCTAACAACTTCGCGGGTCTGGTTAGCCGTCAAGTCACGACTGCCGAACTTAGTTTCTACACCAAAAAAGTACCCATTCACATGCCCAATAAAATCAGGGATTCCCGAACGACCATAGCCGTTGGCGGGTGGCATGAAGTAGTAACACTTAGGTAGTGAGTCTAGTACTTTACGCACAGCTTTTTTAACATCTGCTTCATTGTTCATCCATGTACTCCTCAAATTCTTTGTCACTAAACCCTAAAGCGTTTCGCAATAACTCTCGCAGCGCAAGAATAGTTGCATCGCGTTCCTCTATTATAGGGCGCAATTTTTCTGCTACTCCCTGCGCGGCGGCTCTAGCTATGTTTTCTTCTACCTTCCACTTCTGTGTCATCTGTGTTTCTTCCTTGCGTTAGGGCATATATCTTGGGCGGGACACCATGGGCATAAGCCACTAGGCTTGAAGTCAAAAACTCCAAGGTCAATAGCGTCATGCACTGCGTCAAGCCTTGGCTTGAGTGCGTCCCACAATGGCGCTAGATACCTGCGCTGATACTCTGAATTAGTCGTTTGGTTAAACCGTAGCCATATAAATGACGTTTTAACAGTTGTAACCTCTGGAAAGTGATACATCACTATTGCAGCAAAAAACTGTAACTGTGTTGGTGACTCTCTCACCTTTCCCGTCTTGTAATCTAAACAGTAAGCTGTGTCCCCGTCAACTACTAATACGTCTGCAATAGACCTAAAGTACACATCTTTGTCAAACCACCCAACAGGTTCTAGTTTCTCGTTTATCGCCATCTGGTACTCGAAGTACTTAACGCCGGGGCGGGATGTTATTACATCTACGATGCTGCCCCACTTCTTAATAGACAGAGTATCTTCCTCAGTCATAACACCTGCATCTAGTTCTCCCTTACCGTGCTTCTCCAGTACTTCATGGACGCGGTTCCCATAGTCCATCGCCTCACTGCCGCGTATGCTCACTGACTTAGACACGTTGACGTAATCAAATTGTGCTGGGCAGTTCTCAAACGTACTTAGTCTGCTGTATGACAGCGCCATCTTGTCACTCATATTCAAGTTCCTTTATTTTAGTTAGCTCCCAAAGCATATTTAACGTCTTGTCAAACGTCATAACAAACCTGTGTTTTTGGCTCCTGTCTCGCCACTCCCCAGCAACGCCCTTTGTTTTCCCCCTCGAAAGTTTCTTATGGCTGCCGTCACCTTGCAACACCCAAAAGTCTTTCTTCTTTGCGGTTAGCCCATAGTAGTTAAAGTTACACGCCCTATAAACAATACCCTTGTGGTGGTCGTTATCTGCGTAACTAAGAATAGACCTGACCTTGTGTGTTTTTCTCAACTCTTTAATTGTCTTACTCACAAACCAACTAGCTAGATTGTGTTCTACCTTCTGTACCTCTGGTTCTAGGCAGAGCCTACTCAACTCAAAGAACCCTTCTTGGTCGTTTCGCTCCAGTCCGTACATACCTTTAACTAGTTCTGGCACTGGCAACGCTGTGTATATACATACGCCGCATAGTTTGTCGCCTGTAAATAGACCATAGTTAACGCCACTCTTAAAGCCCACGCTTATATCTTTTAAGTAGTGCCACTTCATAAGTATGCTCTCGCAAGACTGCTTGTCTACTAAACTTATTCTGTAGTCTTGTTTGCTCATTTGGCGGCACCATAAGACCTACCTACCTCTACTTCGCCCACTACGGGTATCTTACCCTTACACCATTCAGGAGTAGTGGACAGGCAATCCTCCATCCACGCTACGCAGTCATCAACTTCGGAGTCTGGCACGATACATACAGCCTCATCATGCACAGACAACTTAACAGGGTATCGCTGGTGTATCCTAGCTGTCTGCCACATAACGATCTGCATGGAGGCGTGCTGGCACAGATTCTCTACTACTTTAGGCCCGTAAATCTTCTTGCCTATCACGCGCCCTTGGTCGTATATATACTCATCTTTTTCGGAGTCGAAACGCAGGTTGTGGTAAACAACTCCGGGTTCCCCGGGCCTACCAAACCCCTCGTACTGCGTCACATACCAGCCGTTTACATCAACTCGCAAGTGGTCACACCGCGTAGCTATATCAGGCAGTATAGAACGCTCGCAATGCCTCCACAGGGCAGTTACCCTGCTGTATATGCCGCGATACAGCTCCACCGTTTCGTACGCCTTCTCCAGCTCTATAGGCTCTGCGCCCATAGCCTTTCCTTGTATGCGAACCATCTCTGCGAACCTAGGCGCACCTGCACCGTACTGTAGTCCCAGCATAGCCGTCTTGCCTAAGAACCGTTCTAGCTTGTCGGCCTTGGTTATCTCTCGCCCATACAAAGTACTAGCGAAATGGCAGTACATATCTACGCCAGCACGTAACTTCTCCAACGCGTCCTCTTGTCCAGCCAGAGCCATGACCGTGCGCAGCTCTATATTAGACGAATCGCCAACAACTACCGTGTATCCCGATGGTGCTTCTAGCGCATTACGCAAACCAGCGGATAAGCCACGCGCAGGTAAGTTCTGCCAATTAACTTTGTTGCCGCCAGAGTAGCGACCAGTCGTCTTTGCGCCCCACCACTGCAAGTACACAGGAAGCGGGCCTCTGTCGGTCATTTCTATAAACCGCTCAGCGCGAGTCTGGGCAATAGTAGTTTTCGCTCCGACTCTCGCACCTACCAACGCCTGAACCTCGCTGTCTGGATGCTCCAACAACTCCATAAATTCTTTGTCGGTCTTGGCAAACGCGAACGTAGTCTTACCTGTGCGCGGGCTTACTTTAGTCGGCGGTGTAACCGCCAAGTCCCGCAGCCTTTCAGCAAATTTGGCGTTGGACATTATCTCATCCCGCGACACCATTGCTAAGGTCATTAGTCCTTCCTTACGGGCTATCTCCTTCTCCAGTAGGTCGGCCATCATAGGTCTATTACCTACGAACAAAGGCTCTGTAAACATGCGGATGGTCATATCTACAAGTACTTGGCTAAGCAGCGGGCAGAATCCTATTACCTCGTTGTAGATTTTCTCACACAGGTCTACGTCATTAGTGCAGTATTCTTTGTACGCCTCAAAATCTGCGTCACTCATGTCTGCCCGATGCACCCCCTTCATGTTGTGTACTGCGTGCCCTTTCTCTTGGAAACCGAAGTACTTAGATATATTAGACAGGGAGTGTGACCGTAAGAATGGCTTGACCATCCTAGTAAGTGCCAAAGTACATAGCCACATGCGTGGGTTTATCCCATATCGTTGGGCCATGATAAAGCCGTCGAACATCATGTTGTGTGCTACCACCACGTACTTAGACCAGTCTAGTAAGTTAGTAAGCTGGTACTGTAGGGATTCCTCTGTACCGTGCAAGGTTACAGTCTTACCGTTCAGCCGTATGCTTACCATGATGGCTTCAAACCTATCGTCTAGCACATAGGCATCAGTCTGCATCTTGCTAAGTGAGTACTCTTGGTCGTAATAAGTCTCAAAATCTATGAATATTACATCCATAATAGTTCCTTAATCCCATGGGATTAGTAAGTTAGTCAGTGTTCCTAGGGTCGTCAGACGCGAGGGGTAAGAACTTCTCTCTACCTGTTGTTGTTATCCAGTGATTACACTTTTGGCACCACCAGCCTTTTCTTATGTTAGCTTCTGCGTGTATGATTTCTTGCATGTCGCTTTCACATGAAGAAACTGGGCACTTTATTGTTTCTAAATTACTCATCGTCAACGCTCTTAGTTATTTTCCACAGACTGTCTAAGCGTTTAGAAAGTTTAAAGGAGGGCGAGTGGGACACTATGTCTTTCCCTGCTCTTATGCGGCTTACCGTACAGGCAGATACTCCTGTCTTGGACGCTATATACTTGTGTGTACCTTCCATACTAGCTATAGCTTCTTCTAGCTCTAAGCGGTTTTTATAATTCCCTGTCGTTTTCAGTCTTTCTTTCACGTTCTTGTTGCTCCTGTTCAGCTAAATCAACAATTAGCTCTAGTGAATCAGCCATCATCCTCAGACCTTGTGAAAATTGGTAGATGGCTTCGGTTAGTTGCTCGTTTCCGTTTATGATAGATACCTCGATACTAGTAGGGTAGTTAGCCCTACTAGTAAATAGTTTGTTAATCCCATGGGATTAATTATAGTATGTAGACTCCAACGATTGCTCCATCATTTCCTCGGCGCAAATGTTATTGATCGCGTCCTCGTCCAGAATATCCTCTACTCCGTTGGAGTAAAGCACGTACTCATACTGGTTGATTCTTACTCCCAAGCCTTCGACAATAACTGCTGGTTCCTCTAATGCCAACTGCGACATAGGCACAATGAACTCAGGTGGCATACCAGACACAGGAGTATTATACATAGTGGAACAAAGGTCGTAATCTGCGTGCTTATTCTGAAACGCAGTAACGTCAGTGTAGTAACTTGTTTTCGGTTCTTTGTAATAGAACGAATATTCTACCGTGCTGTCGCTGCGCATCTTCGCGTACATTATGCACAAGGACAATACATGGTATTTGCTTTCTTCGTGGCGGCGGCTAGTTATTTCACTGAACAAATCATTGAGCTGGCCGTCACCAAACACATGCCCTTGGTCGTGTAGGCTACGTAAGTGGGAGTACACCTCTTTGGATATTTCCTTGTTACCACCGTAGGAATTAACATTCTCTAAGAGTCTGCGCAGTTTGTAGCTGTTATCTCTAGCCTCACCCTCTAGCTCAGTCTTACCCGCCCGCTGAAACGCAACGAAAGGCGCGATCTTTGCGGGGGTTCTATACTTAAAGTACTGCCTAGCTAGAGCAGCCAACCTTTCGGGATTTTCCGTGAAGTGTTTGCCATTGCGCTTTTCTGAAGTTAGCGGGCAGAACAAAGTGTATCTGCTGGAGTAGTGTTCCCAGCTTACAGCACCGCACGGGTAGTCGTCGCCTTCGTGTATAAATCCTACTGACGGCGCACCTGTGCCAGTGGGGTAGCTTTTGTTAGCCAGCTCATTTGCAGAGAAGTAGGGGAACAGACGTAAGTAGGGCATGGACAAAAGTATCTCATCTACCGCGCCGTGCAATTTTCTGTGCATATAGAAGCCGTACTTCTTTATGGAATCCCTACACTGTATGGCTTGCTGCTGCTTGTCACTAACTATGTCGTCTATTTTGGGTATCTTAGCGTAGCAGTCCTCATTAAACGCAGTCTTAGTATCCTCAAAGTGTTCTGAGGTATTGGCAAACGGACTCGCTGAATTGCCTCCTCTGCGCGCGTAGTAGCCGCCAGAGCCAGTATTACCCAAGCCTCTAATGTAATCGCTGACGTTAAACTTAGCTTTCTTGCTACCAAGTACAACCTGCTTAGTAATTCTTTTCATGTGTTTCTCCAGTAAATAAGTAAGTAAGTAATTTTTTTAATCCCATGGGATTAAACAACCTTCCGTAATTCTACTACCGCTATAGTGACGCCCTTGTGTATCACCTCATAGTTGTCACCATAGTGCGTAGCTCCTAGCCTTCCCATGTCAGACAGCAGCACCATAAGCGAACGTCCAATCGTGCTAACGTAAACTATACGTGCGGCGTTGTCCACGGATAACCAGTCATCGTCTTTGTCGGTGCTAATACCTAGCTCCTCAAACCCGCGTACCAGTTTGCTTTCCACTCTAACCAATCGGCTAAGAGTTTCTTTCTCCAACCTAGATAGTCGTTTGATAATACCATCTTCGTTGTTCATTACATTTAATCCTTTTTAAGTTCGTTGATAGCATCATCAATAAATTCTGGCGTTAGGGTTGCCCCCGCCGCCAACTGCTCCCGCAGCACAGCTACAAATTCTTTAAGAATCAGCACCGTTTCATCACGGGAACTTTCGCGTATTCGCTCCCTCAAGTTGTCGCGTTGATCTCTAAGGCTGCTTTCTAACCTACTCAACCGTGCGCCTACTTCGTTTGGGTTACTCATACCTGCCCCCTGTATCTAGTAATCAAGTGGCGGCGAAACCGCTGTCTCGCCTTGTAACTGCTAAACGTACACGTATAAGTTAGGCACAACTCTACGGCGTAGTGAATATCCGTATCAGAGTGTGCCATTACATCATCTAACCACGCATACGCACCAAGCATCACAACTTAACCTCTACAACAACACCGAACGGCGGTGGATTTTCCTTGCCGTAATGACCGCTTGTGTCAGCCCAGATAACAGGTATATCAGGCTGGACTAAGTGAGAAGTACGCGCGCACATATCCGTAAAGTAGATCATTCCAGCGTACTGCTCCTCGCTTGCTGCTAAGTAGTCAAACACAGGGCCGAATTCGGTGCCGCCACCACCAACTACATTTAGCACTACATCGTCGCCTTGCTCAAAGCGTTCTACTTTTGTAATGCGGGTATCACAGTACACTACTTCCACAAACTCAGGATTTAGGTCTGACGCGATAGCCGTAATTTCTGCGGCTACTTGGTTCGCTTCGGATTGTGACATAGAACCTGACACATCAAAGCCAATCAACAACGCGCCTACTGCTTCGCTAAGTAGGGAAGGCATAAAGATATTCTGCCACACGTACCTACGATTAGGTCGTGAGAAAGAGAAGTCAGTACGCGCACTACTAGTTAGCATCTCCCTGCACACATCCTCCCAGTCTACAGACGGCTTACCTATGTCGCCAAGGATGCGATCTATTAACGCCGAACCTTGTCCGCAGGTCTTAGCCATTTGGGCAGCAGTAATAATAGTCGCTTCGAGATCAGCTTTACTCGCTTCGTCATCCGCGTCCAGTAGGTCGCCGCTATTGTCCCAGCCGCCTTTGGGAATGCCGTCATCCTCTGGCCCCTCATCGCCACCACTGCCGTCAGCACTGCCGCCAGAACCAGAACCAGAGCCACTGCCACTGCCATCATCAGCACTGTCATCATCGTCATCACCACCTCCACTGCCGCTGCCACCTTTATCATCACCTTCTTCTCCTTCTTCTTCACCTTCACCTTCGCCTTCACCATCCTCGCAAGGCTTACCGCCAGCAGGTGGCTCAGGCTTTTCAGGTGGTTCGGGCAGCTCGTCTTTCATGCGCTTATATACTAACTCAGACGACATAGCCTCCGTAACCCACTTAACATCCACGCCGTTCTCTGGTAACTCATAGCCACGACTACGTATATATAAGTTGATTATCGCGTCATTCGCATAGTTCCACAGACCGGGGTGCCTCTGGCCTCTACGCCACATGTGCATCAGTATTACATGTAGGGATTCGTGTAGTACCAGCCCAAACAACTGGGGGTCACTACACTTAGCGGTGAAGTTGGGGTTGTACTTGACCCACGCACCGTTGGTAGCTGCCGTAGGTATCCTAGGGTCAACAACTACCTCGCGCTTTATCTTGGACATTACAGCCGCAACGAACGGCTCCCGTATGCCCAGCTTGTTATAAGCAGTCTCTACCCGCTTACGCTCGTACTCAACGTCTACAATCGGGTCAGTGACTAGTAATGTTTTTGCTAAACTTGTCATATCAATTACCTCAGTTAATAAGTCTGCTGGCCTGTTACAGCCAGCGTTTTTAATCCCATGGGATTAGGCAGCGAACGCGTCCTGATTCTGCATAGCCCACTGCGAGTAAGCAGGGGACTTAGCGATCTCTTTGTCACGCTTGTACGCTAACTTAACAGTAAGTGTCTGCACATCGCCCGGGCATTTAGACAGGAACTTCCACGCGTTAGCGAAGTTACTCTTGTCTACCCTTGCAGCCAGACCCATAGCGCAGCAGTACACTACGTTGAGCTTGGTCGGTACTTCTACTTCTACACCACTAAGTATGTCGTCTATGCGAGGCATCTCGCCAAACACGCGGAGGTGTGCATCGAACGCAATACCCGCTTCCTCACCAACGTCACCACGGATTATCTCAGGTCGCACTTCCTCTGGCAAATCTAACGCCAGCGCATCGCTACAGGCAAACCATGACCTAGGTGAAGGGAAGGGCTTGGTCTCGCCAGTAGCCTCGAAGTGATGCAGGTAGTCAGGGCGATCTTGTAAGAACGATGTGATCTCTGGGCGTAAGCCATTGACTACAGCGTGTTCCAAGAAGTCGTCAAGCGTTGTGTCAACTTCTAAGTAGTTGAAACGATTGACCAGCGGCGCAGCCATCTGGTACGTAACGCCACGGTCGCTCTGGAAGTTACCAGCAGCCACCACCATCCATGTATCAGGTATGCCAAAGTCAGCAGGTGTGAGAACTAGCTGGTATGCCGCAGCTTGCAGCATCTTAGGGGCGGAGGTCAGCTCGTCAAGAAAGATAATCCCTGCACCGTCAGTAGGTAAGAGGTCGAAGCGACACCAGCTAGCAACCAGCTTAGCCATGTCTACAGCGGGCATACCACGCAGCTCGGTGGGTTCCATCTGCGACAGGCGAAGGTCTGTAACACCCTGCCAATTAGGTACGTGCTTAGCAAGCATATCAGAAGCCTGAAAGACTACCTCTGATTTACCTACGCCAGACTTACCGAGCAGGAACATAGCCCGCTTACGGACTTGTGGGTTCATGTAACGCTTAACGATTACAGGTGCAACATGTTTAATACGCATAATAATTCTCCGGCTGTTAAGCCTAGTAAATAAGTTTAAGTTAGTAAATGTAAAACCATAACTAATCCCATGGGATTAGATCACACCTCCTTGGTTATTCATCGGCCAAAGTTCTGGTTCTTCGGCGGTTATTGTTTGCTCTGTAAACTTCATCAAGAAACGTGCTAGTTCTGAGGAAGTTTCACGCGACTTGTCTAGGGCTAGTTCTGCTACAGACAGTTTTGTTTTAGTAGCCTCAAGCTCAGCCCGCAGTATGACAATCTCACTAGCCTCTAACATCTCCTCGTAGTTAAGGCTAAGGAACTCATCTTCCGCTTCTATTCGCTGAAACTCTATCTGACTATCTATAAGCTCAGTTAAAGCCCCTAGCGTCATGCTGCCAATCGGCATTTGGTTTGTCATACCCATACTTCTCTCCTGTTTTATCCTATTAACCTTACGGCGTTTGAACATCTTTTTCCCTAATCCCATGGGATTAAACCTCCTTCTCATCACGCATAACAATCTTTAGCCGTAGAGGGCCACGCTGCTCTACTTGAGCGGTCAAGTAATTAACCCTCTCCTTTAGCAGCCTGTTCTCCTCCACTAACTCCTTGTACCGCCTATTCTCGCGGCGTTCGCGTGACCCTTTACCCCCGCTCACGGTTTATCTCCAACTTGCTTTTCCCACACTGCGCGCAGTAGGACGCGCCACTCTGGGCGTCTATGTCATAGGTTGTGTGCTGACACTCGAAACCGTTAGCTACGGGCTTAGCTACACCCCAGCTATCAACTACTTCACCACACATCATCATTACCCGCTCACAGAAATAGTCTGTGTCTATAGCAAGTACGTTCAACTCCTCCATTTTGAAAATTTGCTTCTTCAGCCTAATAGCCAACAAGGTTAGTTGTTGTGCCTGTTCGGGCAAAGTCAGCTCCGTATCTAATCCACTGTTCTTCATAGCTTTCCTCCCTTGCGATTAACATAAAAGAGGTGCTTCCTAGCGCGCATCTGACCTAACTTGTTTAGGGCTAGGTCTTGCTCTGCGTCCAATGCACTTTCTTTCTGTTGTTTTTTGGGTTTGGCAAGCCTATCGGCAAGCCTCTGGTTTTTGTCCCTGAGCTGTTTGATCTCCTTGTCCATCTCGCGCATCAACTCACCATCTCGCGCCATGATTCTTTGCAGATTTTCTACCGTCTGTTTTAACGGTGCTTTCGCTTCGTCTGAATCTAAATACGGCTTCCAGAAAGGGAGCGGCCAGTTGGCCCAGCGCGGCGGCTTAGGTTGCCCAATGTTCGGGGAGTCCACCATCAGTTTATGTAAAGCGTCCTGCATATCCTTGCTAAAGGTTGGTTCGTCCCTCTCCCAAAAGGATGCTGGCAAGGGCGAGTATTGGTTCAACTCCAGCTTGCGTTTATGTTCTTCGTGGTGCTTTATCTCATGCTGGATAATCGCCACTAGTTGTTGAAGCGTAATGTCACTACCATCTGCATTTTTCATCTCGTCCTCCTTAGTATCGCTGGTGTAACGTAAGCGTAAAGTTTAAACATCTTGTTTCTTACATTGTAGTCTCGTCTTTGTTTGATACGCCATCCAAAGAAACGGTTGGGTCGATGCTTTCTCTTAATCATCCGATAGGTCATATGCTTTCGTGGTTTGATGATGTAACTACCCATACAGCGACCCTTCTTTCTGCGGTTATAGGGTTTGAGTGTCCTACTTGGTTTTGCTTTCATAGCTCACCCCCTAGCCGAACATGTCGTTGATTTCTTGCTCCAGAGTGTCAATCTTAACCTGACTCTCGGAACGGATTACAGTCGCCTCAACTGGCGGTATCTGTATACTAGCTGGCGGCTCAAACGGTGGCTCTACCTTTACAATAGTTGGCGTACCTTGCAGGTCATCTACGGGTTCCACCTCGGAAGCCTTATATGCCTTCACACCAAGTACCCCTCCAGTCTCCAAATGCTCCTCCACTAATCCCATGGGATTAACTGCCACAACAGGAACTTCCCATTGCCCACGCATAGAAGCCATAAGGTCATCGCATTCCTTGGAGTATGTATGAGCTTGTACGTGCGCCATGGTACGACTGGCTTCGCGACTACGGATGTGGTCGGGGTCAGGTAAGCTATCTTTTATTCTATTCGCCAGCAACACGGCGTTAGTGCCAATAACAGAATCTCCGAACATAATGATTTTCTTGCACTCATCGGTGATGTTATCGACAGTCGAATTGCGAAAGATAGCGTGCCGCAGCTCAGATAAGTTGCCGAACTCATCCTTGATCTCCCGCATAGGCTCATCTAGTTTAGCAGAAAGTATATCTAGCGTTTTCTTGAGGTTCGCGATTGGCGTGCGCTGTAGCCCAGCCATGCGGTCTATCGTGTCAGCCTCAGTCCTAGCGCGCAGGTCGTCAAGCTCCTCTTGTTGCATAGACACGCGAAAATCCTGCTCGT